GGCGTCGGGGTCGGCCAGGAGGTACTCGATGCTTCCTTCGTCGCTGTCGCCTACACGGACGCGGGCGGACAGGGCGGCGAGGATGTCGGCGAGTTCTTCACGGGACATGTTGATCACTGCTGCTCCAGGGCGTATCCGGTGCGGCGGGCCTTGCCGGTCTTGGTGACCGCGCTGTCATGGAGGGCGTTGAGGAGGATCTCGCCACGGCGGCCGGTGTTGAGGTTGAACACCTCGGCGCGGTTCGGGCCGACCGTCATAATGCGGACTCGGATCAGGGGGTCATTCGGGCCGGCGGGGAGACGTCGGTAGATCTGGTCGGGCTGTACGGGCATGGTGCTGCTCCTTGTCAGAGGGCTCGTCCGTCGCAGTCGTAGTGTTCGCCGTCGGGGCCGATGTGGGGCTGGTAGCAGTCGGCGTGCGGGTCGACGAGGTCGTCGTCGGTGTCGGGCTCGTCGTCGTTCACCGCTGCTTCTCCTCTGCTTCGAGCCGGGCGGCCTGAATCGCGATCCGGATGGCCTGTTCGGCGATGGACTGGGCTTCGTTGGTGATCTCGGCGGCGGTCCGGTGGACGGTGGCGGACGCGAGCAGGGCGGCATCGGCGGCAAGGCGGTGGCTGGCGCTGATGAGGAGCTCGCGGCGGAAGCTAGTCGGCTGGGTGGCGGTCACGGCCACTCCTTGGGGTCGATGAGGTCGTAGAGGGTCCAGCGGTTGGCGTCGCTCTCCCACTGTTCGACGCGGATGCGGGTGACACGGGAGGTGCCGGACTTGGCGGCGTCGACCTCAGTGCGGATCTTCTCGTAGGCCTTGGCTTCGCTGGTGTGCTCGGTCCGGATCGGCTGGCCTGGGGTGTTGAGGATGACGGCCCACGGCTTCGACTTGCGTGCCATCACTGCTCCTCGGTGGCGAAGGCGATCAGCGCGGACGGCCAGTGGCCGCCGCCCTTCAGCGGGTCAATCTCGTCTGTCGCCCACTCCACGCCCTCGGCGTACTTCTCGTCGAAGGTGTTGGGCGACGGGTAGGTGCCGTTGGCCATGGCTCGCAGTTCCTCGGCGGCTTCGTGGACCGCCGCGTTGCCGATGGCCCACTGGTAGCGGAGGAGGGTGTCCTCGGCGAAGTGGCGCCGGAGGAACTCGTCGATCTGGGCGGGGGTGGCGTGGAAGCGGGACGGCGGCTCGTGGTGGCGGATCTGCCGGACCTCGGCGCCGTCGCCGTACTGGACGCGGACGGCCGCGCGGATGATGTCAGCGAGGATCCGGGCGTCGTGCTCGTCGTCCGTGGTATGGAAGCCGTCGGCGCCTCGCGGGGTGACGACGATACGGAACTGGCTGTCGGTCACTGGGTGGCTCCGTTTCGGGCGATGCGGGCGGCGGCTATGCGGTCGCGGGAGTCCATCCACTCGCCGTCGATCGGGCCGGGGTGGGTCCCGATGTCCCGGGCGACCTGCTCGCGGATCTGCTGCTCGATGCTGCTGCGGATCCACTCGGCGAGATCGGGGACCCATTCGGCGTACACGCTCTTCGGGTCGACGTCGTCCAGGCCGTAGTTGCTGAAGTCGAAGGCGCGGATGGCGTCGGCGATGGCATCGCTGATCGTCACTGCTGCTGCTCCTTGATGTGGTCGATGATCTCGTCGACGCTGCCGGGCAGGCCGTCGTAGACGCGACCGCCGTCCAGCTCGCAGCGCTCCAGCTCGTGCAGGAACTCGGGGTTGACGTCGCCGAGCCAGGCGCGAATCGCGGCGATCAGCTGCTCGCGGTTGGTGATGATCGACCACTTGTCGGAGTCGTAAGTGTCGGCCGGGGTGACGATCGTGACGGGCTTGGGCATCGTGCTGCTCCTCGGGTTGGGGGTGGCCGCCGGACAGCGGCCACCAGGGGTTGAGCGCGAGTCAGTCGGTGACGGGCTCGATCTGCTCCGGGCTCATCCATGCGGACAGCTGGTCGACGGAGTCTTCGAGCATGACGCCGTAGCCGGTGACGACTGCGGGGTCGTTGTGCGCGTAGTGGACGTAGTCGACCCTGCCGAGTGCGCCGGCGGGGATGTCGGGCTGCTCGGGCGCCCAGTCGGCGGAGTCGAGGTCGATCAGGGTGCGGACGCGCTGCCCGATGGCGAGGGTCACGGGGGGGCTCCTTGGTTAGAGCGGGCTGAGAACGCTGTTGGACATCTGGTAGGCCCACCCGTAGCCCTCGTGGAGGCTGGGCCCGGCGGTGCCGTGGTGGTATTCGGCGACCGCGCGCAGCAAGGTCTGCTGGGCGGCGAACAGGGAGCGGGCCTGCTGCTTCAGGTAGGCGCGGTCGTCGTCGGGGATGCCACCTTCGATGACGTCGGCGCGGATCTCGGAGTCGAGCTGGTCGAGGTGGTCATACCAGGTGGCGAGCATGTCGAAGTGGGCACGGGCGAACTTGTTGGCCTCGGCGGCCGGGTGGTCGCCGTTCGGGAGGCCGCTCGCGTAGTGGGCGAGGTCACGGATCGTTTCGCCGGTCAGGCAGTCGAAGCTGTCGGGGATGCCGTTGACGGCGGTCTCGTACTCGGTGATGGCGCGCTGGTTGGGCACGTGGGCTCCTCGGCGATGGCGGCCTCTAGGGTTCAACTGTACATCGAGCTCTTATGTACATCAAGCCGCTTTGCTAACCTAGGCTCTATGGACGCGAACAACACCGAGCAGCCGATCGCCGAAGCACGGGCCAACCTCTCCGAGCTCCTTGCCTCGGTGCGCCTGCTGCGCCGCCTCTACTTCCTGACCAGCCGCGGAAAGCGACAGGCAGCCCTCGTCACCGCCGAACTCGGCGAACTTGTAGAGAAGACCGGGGGGCCGGACAAGGCGGCACGCGTTCTCGCCGACCACCTCGGCAGCCAGGCATGAGCACTGGACACCCGAGCTGCTACCACACGGGCTACGCGCTGAACTGCGCCGAGTACGACGACCTCTTACGACGAGCCCGGGGCCAATGCATGCTCTGCAAGGTCCCCAGCAAGCTCAACATCGACCACGACCACCAGCTCGGGGCCTGGGCAGTCCGCGGGCTCGTCTGCCCACTGTGCAACCAGGCCCTGCGGTACACGGACGCTGGAACGGCACCAGTCAGCCCGGTGATCGCGGACTACCTTGCACGGGCATGGCACCTCACCCAGCCGAGCAGCACAGCTAAGCAAGCACGCGTCAAGCCGCGGGTTCCGTGCCCAACCTGCGGCCATACGGTCGGACTGAACAAGAACCGGTCGGTACATCGGCATACCGGGCGTACGAAGCCCTACCTCGGCGACTATTGCCCCGGGGGCCGGCTCCCCGCCGAGCCCGACGGCCCCTGACCCCTTCCCCGCTGGTCGCGCGGGGAGTAGCGTGCCTTCATCGCTTGGGGGCGAAGGTGTGCGGCCCCAACCGCATGCCCCACGCGGAAAGCCCTCGTCTTCGGTCGACGGGGGCTTTCTGCTGCCCTCAGATGGCCGCGCTCAGGTCCCAGCCGCCGACGAGCGCCGGCCCGCCGGCCTCGCGGAGTGCGCCGCGGCCAAGGCGGGGGCCCTCTACTGCCCAGGCTCAGAAGCTCGGCGGTTCGGCCGGCTTCATTGTGCGGTCGTTGTGCCTGATCCACCCGTAGTCGTTCTCGCCCAACCCCCCAGGCGGTGTGTGCGGCCCAGCCGCCGTCTACGGTGCGCCGCCAGGCGGTGATGATCGCCGGGTGCCACTCCGCGTGGCGGCGGATCCAGCAGATTTGCCACGTCGACCGATCGGTGTCGGGAAGGGCGTCCGATTCGTCGATCGGGTGGGCATCGGACCAGCCGGGCCAGCTGTCGGGGGTGTGGGTGCGGTCGCGACGTGCCATGAGGCCATTATTCGATCACGCGTTCGAATGGCCAAATGTTATGCAGCCCGGTCGCCGACCAGCGGGTCTCCGTCCGTGAGCGCGAGGATGCCGCGATCAAGGTCGATCACGCGGAGCAGTAGGCCGTGCTCGGCGAGGATCTCAGTGGCCCGGCCGCGGAGCTCAACGGGGATGAGGAGGGTGTACTGGTAGTACCAGCCGCCGTGGGGACTGCTCCGGAATACGACCTTCTCGGACATACCAGACATTATCGCGCGCCTCGCGTGAAGCCACACGCGGCCCGTAGGCGGCCGAACAGGCCCCGGAGGCAGCCCCGGGCCAGACGGGCCGGGAGCGGCCGCATACGGTCGCGCGGCAGGGCCGAGACGGGGCATGGCGCGCCATCGGAAGGGTGACGCGCCAAAGTGCAGGTGCAGGCCGACGCTAGACCTGCCTTGTGAACACCACCCACAGCACGCCAGGACCTGGCGCTACTCTCTTCGAACTCCTCGGACCGCCGACTCCCGAGCAGGCGCGGCGGCTCCTGCTCCTCCTACGCCTGATTCCTGTCCCGGGGCATCCACGGCCGACGGGTCATGTCCGACCGCAAGTCGCTGCTCGTTGTGATCAACCCCTAGGCGATCGCGCAGGTCAGGCGTAGCGTCCCCGCCACAAGGGTGGCGGCCCCTTGGTGGCCCCGGACGAGAACCGGGGCCACCACCGTGCCGTCCCGGTCAATGCCGGACGGCGACAACCGAGGCGATCGGCCCGGACACCTGGTTCCCGGTGGGCTCAGTGAACGTGAACCCGTTGCCCGCAGCCACCCCGTCACGCAGGAAGTCGAGGCCGTCAGCGAAGCTGGGACCGTCGCCGTAGTGGTGCGTCCCGACCTTGAACGAACCGGCTTGGACGTCATGCCAGCCGTCGGGGAGTTGCACGGCGGTCACCTTCGCGGGACTGATGTCGATGCTCATGTGCCACATCCTGCCGCGCCGCGCCCGGGCGCCGCGGCGGATTCGCAATCACGTGCCCGAGCTGCTAGAGGGGGATGCCAGTCCTTCCAGGAACTCGTGGATCCGCCGGTTGTGCTTCGCGTCCGCGAGGGCGTGGTGCTCCCCGCCGTCCTGCTCCGGCAGTTGCGGGTCCCCGGCCAGCCACGCCAGGGACTGCAGCTCGTGGTGCCAGCGGGGAATGTCCTCCGGCATGGCCGACCAGTCGTTGTTCCACAGCGAGTGGAGGCGGCCCATGTCCTGTGAGCCGTACCAGGCGTAGCAGTGGGCGGGGCCGTGGTCGCCGAAGTAGCGGGTCAGGTCCTCCCGGATCTTGAAGAGCGGCTTCATGTCCGGGTGGTGGATGTCCGGGCCGCCGGCCTCGTTCTGCGGCAGGTACGGCCAGACGTGCTTACCGAGCCACGGATGCCGGCGGATCTCGTACCAGCAGCTGCTGGCGTTCACGGCGTAGTAGTCGCGGCCCTGATCATCGGTCAGCCCGATGGAGATCAGTCCGCCCACGGTCGGGTCGGTCGGGATGAACTCGGTGTCCAGGTAGACACGGCGAGGCTGGGTCACGGGCGCTGCTCCTTCTCGGGGTTGGTCTGGTAGGGCTGGGCGAGGTGGGTGAGGACGGCGCGGACCCGCTTGTCGAGGCCGCAGTCGCAGGAAAGGCCCGGCCCGTTGCGGGACCAGCACTCCGAGTCGTGCCGCCAGCCGATGACTTCGTCGAGCAGGCCCCGCTTCGACGCCACCTCCCGGTGTGCGCGGGTCGCCTGCTGCTCCTCGCGTTCGTGGAGATCAAACAGCCGCTGCCAGGTGAAGTAGTGGCCGCAGTCGTACTTGATCCCGTCAAGCAGTTTGCTGGGGTCGTGGACGGGCTGCTGGCAGGTCGGGCATGCCTGGGGCTGATGCCGGTTGGCGTCTCGTTCGTCAGCATCGCAGCCACGACGCACGAGGTCGGCGAGTTCGGGGATGGTCGGCTCGGTCACGCTTGCTGCTCCTCCTCGATCACTGCATGTGCCGGGATCGCGCTGTACCAGTGTTCGTCTGGTCCGTTAGCCACGCGGACGAGGATCGCTCCGTTGGCCTGGGTCTCGACGTACTCGGCGTCGTAGGTGACACGGATCCGGGTGCCGGGGACGGTCTCGGTCATATTGCTCCTTCGGGGTTGGGGTGGGGCCGGCCAGCAGCCGGCCCCGGGGGTCACGCCGCGGTGTCCTCGCCGAACAGGGCCGGCTGCCCGTCGGTGGCCGGTGCGCTCTGCTCTTGCCATTGCGCCCGGTACTGCCCGACCCAGTGCGAGCATTCCCCGCGGGCGTGGAACCGGGCCGTGCCCGCGGGCAGGTCGGGGCGCCACAGGTTCGGGCCGGGGAAGGCGACGGTCTTCTGCCGGGCGCTGATGCCCTCGCCGCAGCCCATGCAGTTACCCGCGGGGATCGCCATGAGCAGCTCGGACTTCACCATCTGCTGGCCGACAGCCTTGTCCATCAGCTCTTCGCTGCACGGCGGGAGTTCACCGCAAGACCGGCACACCGCGTAGTGCTCCGGCAGCACGTTCCACACGTACGACGCCGGCCCGACCCGGTGCTCCTCAGGGCCTCCGCCGTCGGGGACGACGACCACGTTGACGGGCCGGTCTCGCCATGTCGACCGCTGCATCGGCTCCTTGTCGGGGCCGTATCGCTGCCGGAGGTCAACTGCGCGGTCCCAGGCTTCCTCGTACTTGGCGGGCCACAGGTCGTCGGGCTTCTCGCGGATCTCGACGATCCGGTAGGGGGATCGGTTGAGGATGACGAGCATGCCGGGTTGGAGCTGCGGGTTGTTGTCGCGGTAGTGGATATCGCCTGCGGCTTCGCTGATGCGGCCTTCGACGGTGGACGGGCCGTTGCCGATGCGGCGTTCGCTGGTCGGAGCGTAGTTCGGCGGATCGATGTGGCCGCGGCGGACGGGTGTGCGGGAGCGCCACATTCCCAGCGGGACGTTCATGGTCAACCCTCCTCGCCGGCCGGGACGGTGGCGCCGTTGATGGCGCAGGTTGCGGCCCACAGGCCGTCGTTGTAGCCGACGGCCTGCTGGTAGTCCTCGGGGTCCAGCTCTTCGAGGTCGCCGCGGTCGGGGAGGTCGCGCACCGCGGCGATGCGGGCCTGCGCGAGGGCCAGCTCGGCCTCCGCAACGTCGCGGTGCCGGCGAAGGGCCCGCATCACGCCGATGTCCTCGGCGCCCTCGGCGCGGAGCCGTTCGATCTCGTGGATGGCGTCGCTCAGCAGGTTGTACTGGCCGCCACGGCCGAGCTGGTCGCGCCAGTCGCGGATCTCGGCGAGGCGCTCGTCGGACAGCGGAGCGGCGTTCTGGGTGTCGGTCATGAGGGTGACTCCTTCTTCAGCCTCGGTAGGCGGTGAGCAGCCACGCCGGCTGCTCCTGCAGCGGCGTCAGGCCGAGGACGGCGAGGGCGTTGCGGAGCCGCTCGTCCGCCGGGCCGCTGGTCTCCGCGGCGAGGACGGCGGGGTCGATCGGTTCGGCCTCGCCGAGGTAGGCGCCGTACTGGGTGGTGACGAGCATCAGGTCGCCGGCTTCGTAGCCGGTGCGGTCGAGGCGGACACCGAGCCGGCTCTTGGCTGCCCTCTGCCGGTCGAAGTAGCCGTCGACGTTGTAGTCGGTCTCGGTGAACCCGACCGAGGCGAGCAACCGCTTCTCGGCTTCGTCGTCGAAGTTGTCCTCGTCCTCGTCGGCCTCGTACCAGTCGAGGTTCAGGCCCCACTCGTCGCTGTCCTCGGGGTGGACCTCGCGGACGAGCCAGCGGCCGTCGTCGCCTTGGAGTCGGTAGCCGTAGGACAGCTCGGCCTTGATGGTGGTGCCCATCAGGATGCCTCCTCGAAGTTCAGTACCTGGTTCTGCAGCCTGCGCGCCGCTGCCTCCGCGTACCGCTCGTCCGCTTCGATTCCGACCGCGCGGCGGCCGGACTGCCGCGCCGCGTCCAGCGTGCTGCCGGAGCCGGCGAACGGATCCAGCACCAGACCACCCGGCGGGCACGCGTAGCGGACCAACAAGTCCAGCACCTCGGTGGGCTTCTCGGTCGGATGCAGGCCGCCACGAACGGACTTCGCGAACTGCACCGAGCGGGCCAGCCGCGTGCCGTCGTCCTCGTAGTGGTGGGCGCCAATCGTGCCAGTGTGCGGTGTCCGGGACGCGCGGGCCCTGGCGTGCTTGTCGGGCCCGACGTACGTGGTGCGGGGGGTGTCGTGGTGTACGTCTGACCAGTCCCCGCGGTACCAGTGCGTCGCAGTTTCGTGGACCCGCTTGAACCGGTCCGCGGCGAACCCTGTGCCGTTGGCTTTCTCCCACACGATGTCCTGGGAGAGCTTCCATCCCGCGGCAGTGAACTCCTGGGTGTGCTGAAGGAACATGCGCATCGAGCCGAAGCACCAGAGCGAGGTGGCCACGGTGGCGGCGAGCTCGGGCCAGCCGTTCGGCCACCGGTCCCATGCGAGGGAGGTCTCCTGGTACGGGGGATCCGTGACGATCAGGTCAGCGCGGAGGTCGAGTTCGGGGAGGATCTCGCGGCAGTCGCCGAGGTACAGCTGCACGTGATCGTCGGCGTAGTAGGGCTCCAATGCGGGCTCCTCTTTGCGGTGGTATGGAATGAATTGTTCCAGGTTTCGGCGCGCACGACCACCGCCGTGCACGGGCAAAGCTGCTGGCAGGGCCGCGAGTTGGGTGTGCCGCCCATTGGCGGACACGCGACACACCCCGGGGCGGTCGGTTGCTACGCCGCGTCCGTGAAGCAGCCGCAGCCACCCCAGTCGTCGCGGTCGAAGAGAGACGGCTGGCGGTCGTTGCCAGCCTCGATGCGCTGACGGAGCGCGGTGAGCGTGAGCGGCTTGGTGTCGCCGCCGGTGCGGTCGCGCAGGATGCTGACGTCCTTGCCGAGCTTCGCCCGCATCCGCTCCTCGAACGCCTCGGCCTTCGCGTACCGGGCAGGGAAGACGGCCAGCAGCTGCGCCCACTGCGCCTGACCGCCCTTGACGCATGCACCGCCGCAATTGTTGTGCTCGAAGCCGAGTTCGTACAGGCGAGGCCGGCGGATGCCAACACTCCTGGCCTCGGCGAAGAGGTCGTGCTTGTCGCGGTACGGGGGTCGGGTGAGCGGAAAGTCGACGGTCCAGGGCGCCCAGCCGGCGACGATGCCGGGGATGCGGTGGGTTTCGGTCCAGTCGATGCCGACGTGCAGTGTGGTGTCGGCGGGGTCGGTGTTGGCGGTCAGCCAGGCCCGGCATGGGTCCTGCTTCAGCGCGTGGGAGCACTGGGCGATGCGGGTGTTCCCGATCCACTGCTTGTCTTCGAACACCTGCCAGGGGTCGCGTTCGGCGGCGTCGGCGACGCGGACGATCTGCATGCCGAGCTGGGCGCTGGCCTCGGCGTTGAACCGGTGGAGGTCTTCGTCCTCGGCGTTGGTGTCGGCAAAGAGCAGGGTGGTGCTGTCGGTGCCGTGCTCTTCGATGACGTGGCGGGCGGTGGCCCAGCTGGTGATGCCGCCGGACCACATCACGACGTGTCGGGTGGTCATGTGGTGCGCCTGCTTTCAGGTGGTTTGTGGCTAATTGTCCCGCATTTTTGGGCGTGCAGGTAGGGCCATGGCGTGCCAACTTGGCTGGCCAGGGGCGGAGTTCGGCTCAGCTGGGCTCTTCATCGCGGGTGAAGTCGACGAATTTCGAGTAGTGCAGCAGAGCGCCCACGGTGATCGTGGCCGTCGGCCCGTTGCGGTGCTTGCCAACGATCAGGTCAGCCTCGCCGGAGCGCGCGGACTCCTTGTCGTAGGCGTCCTCGCGGTGCAGCAGGATGACCATGTCGGCGTCCTGCTCGATCGAGCCCGACTCACGCAGGTCAGAGACCACGGGCTTCTTGTCGGCGCGCTGCTCCGGCCCGCGGTTCAGCTGCGACAAGGCGACCACCGGCACGCCGAGTTCCTTCGCGAGGTTCTTCAGCCCGCGGGAGATGTCCGACACCTCGAGCTGCCGCGTCTCCGCCTTCCCCGCGCCCGAGGACATGAGCTGCAAGTAGTCGACGACGATCAGCCCGAGCTTGTGCTTCTGCGCGAGCCGCCGGGCCTTCGTACGGATGTCCATCCCGGTCAGGTTCGACGACGTGTCGATGTACAGCGGCGCCGCGGTGATGTCCGGGATGCGGTGGGCGATCCGGGTCCACTCGTCGTCGCTCAGCTCGCCCTTGCGGATGTGGCTCAGGTTGACGCGGGCTTCAGCGGACAGGAGCCGGTCCTGGATGTCGGTGCGGTCCATCTCCAGCGAGAAGACCAAGGTCGGCAGCTTCTGCTGGATACCTACGGCCCGCACGAAGTCGATGGCCAACGTCGACTTACCCATCGCCGGACGCGCCGCGATCACAATCATCTGACCGGGCCGCAGACCGCCCGTCAACGCGTCCAGGTCCGCAAACCCGGTGGACACGCCCACAAGCTTGCCCTTGCGCTGCGCCCGCTGCTCCAACTCGTCCAGGTGCGGCTCCATCGTGTCCGCGACCAGCAGCATCTCCTCCTCCGCGCGCTGATCGGCGACGGTGAACAGCTCCGACTGGGCGGCGTCCACGATCTCGGCAACCTCACCCTCGCCTGCGAGCGCCATCCCCTTGATCCGGTCCCCGGCCTGGGCCAGCCGGCGAAGCACGGCCTGCTCGTGAACGATCGTCGCGAAGTACTCGGCGTTCGCCGCGGCCGGAGTCGCCTGGACACAGCCGTGCAGGTAGCCGGGGCCGCCGGCCCGCACCAGGTCGCCCCGCTTCTCCAACTCGCTGGCCACCGTGATCGGGTCGATCGGCTTGTCGGCGGTGAACAAGCGGACGATCGCCATGTGGATCGTCTCGTGCCCACGCCGGAAGTAGTCCCGCGGCTTGAGGGTGCCGCAGACGTCCCCGATGACGTCGCGGTCGAGCATCATCGCGCCGAGGACGGCCTGTTCGGCTGCGAGGTCGTGCTTGCCGTTGTCGGGGATGGTCTGGCCGTCGGGGCCCTGCTCGTTCGGGTCTTCGGCGGGGGGTTCGACGAGGTACACGGGCACGTGGGTCTCCTGGGTGGTCAGGCCGCGGCGGGTGCGGCGTCGGGGTGGCATTCGGTGCAGCGGCGTCCGTCGCGGGCGCGCCAGTGCTTGTTCTTCGCGGCGGCCGGGTTCTCGGCCAGGCAGGCCGGGCAGGCGGGCGGGAGCAGGCTGGGCGGGCGGTACACGGTCGCGTAGGGCAGCAGGTTCGGGATGCGCTTCTTGGCGAGGATCTCGGCGGGGTTGTTCATGCCGCCGGGGTTGGTGCAGATCGCCGCGGCGAGTTGGTCGTTGATGGGCCAGCCGAGCCGGTTGGCGGTCTCGGCGAGTTGGGGGGCGATGGCGGCTGCGTCGGCTGGGCCGAGGGTCCAGGGTGCGGGGAGCCGGCTGAGGAGCAGCTGTGCGCGGTTGATGTTGGGGTCTGCGGAGCTTCCTCCTCCTCCGTGGTTGCCGGTCGTGGGGGCGGTTCGCTGAGGAGGGAGGGGAGGAGGAGGTTCTACTGACGGTTCAATGACGGTTTGGCGGACGCCCACGTCCCCCCGCTGTGACGTGGACGTCCCCCCGCTCGTGACGTCCACGTCCGCCCGGACGTCGGCGTCCCCCCGGACGTCCACGTCCGCCCGCGTGTCACCTGAGCTGGGCTTTCGCCGTCCGCCTCGCGCACGGGAGGACGCCAGCGTCCGGGCGGACGCCCGCGTCCCCTCGTCGTCGCCCGCGCGACCACCTGGAACCTTCAGTTCTATCGCCAGGTCGTAGACCTCCGGGCGCTTGTCCGACGGCAGGTGAGCCGTCTTCGACGGGTCCCCGGGGCGGATCAGCTTGAGCTCGGCCAGGTCCCGAAGATCCCGCCGCACGGACCGCTCGGACTTGCAGGTGTAGGCCGCCAGGGTGGCGAGCGACGGGAACGCGCCGCGCCCCTTGCTGTCGGCGTGGTTGGCGAGGCCGGCGAGCGTGGCAACGAGCTGGGCGGGCATCGGCGGCGCGTACTTGATGGCCCACTCGATGGCCTCGATGCTCATGTGAGCTGACTCGATTCGTCGTGCGAATGGATGCAGGGTGCTGCGCCCGACGTTGGCCGGGCGCAGCGGGGCCTCAGTGGCTGGCAGGCGGGGTGTTCGGGACCGCGGGCGGGTTGCCGGTGACGACGTGCGTCTTCGTGGGCGGCTCGTAGCCGGTCTGCACGTTGGTGTAGCCGAGCTGCTTGGCGGTCTCGGCCGCGTGCACGGTCGTCGAGGCGGCGCCCGGGGTGCTCGCGGTGATCCGGAAGATGGCCATCAGCCGGCCGCCTTCTGTCCGAGGGCGCGGGCGAGGAGACCGCCGAGGAGGTGCTCGCCGAGCCGGTCGAAGCGGTTGCGGGCGACGGTACGGTCGAGGAGGATCTGCTGGACGCTCAGGCGCGGCGGGGTGGCGGTGCGGCCGATCGCGGCGTTCTCGGTCGGCCGGGAGACGAGGGCGCTCACTGCTGGGCCTCCCACTTGCGCTGGGCGGCGGCGAGCTGCGCAACCTGCTTCTCCAGCCCGGCGAGGAAGTCCCGGAGGCCGGCGATGTGCTGGTCCAGCTCGTGGAGGTTCAGGTCGCCATCGAACGGGCCGTACGAGACGGACAGGCGCGGCTGGGTTTCGGGGGCGCCGTCCTCGCAAGAGAACAGCTGCGCCGAGGCGAGGGCGTACGGGCTCTCCGACGGTCGGACCGCGGGGATCATGTTCTCGCGACCCCAGTGCATATCGTGGATGCCCGCCTCGGCGCACTGGCCGTCCAAGCGGGGGCAGTCGGCGGGGTGGGTAGTGCCAGAGGCAGCAGTAGCTGTCATGATGGAGACGTCTCCAATCTGCACGCGCCTCGGTTACCAGGCCATTTGCGCGTGCGGTGTGATGGATGATTCGAGGGCTCGGTGTTGACGCACCGGGCCCTTGGTCGTTCAGGCGGCGAGCGCCTGGCCGGTCTCGATCGAGACGAGGTCTTCGACCGTCAGGTTGTAGGCGCGGGCGAGGCAGAGCGCGGTCTTGAGGTCGGGGCCGTTGATGCGTCGGTGCACGCGGGAGACGACCGCGATGTCGATGCCGGCTCGCCTGCCGATGCGGGTGTAGCTCAGGTCGCCGTCGGGCTTGACGTCCCCGGCCGCGGTTGCGGCGCTGTGCAGGGCGTCGGCGTTGAAGGTGAGGGTCATGGGTTTCCCTGGGCGTGAGTGGGTGAGGGCTGCACAGCGTTCCTTGTGCTACCCCAAGGATGGCAGATTCCTTGGGCGTGCACAACTAGTTGTGCATCCACAATCCACTGATGGGTCGCAGCAAAGCCCCGCCCACCCGTTCCATGTCCGCGCACAAACAAGCCGCTATGATGACCGAGCCCAGCCCGCGCAGCCTTGGAGGCCACCTTGGACACGACCCCCGCAGGCTTCGGCAAATGGCTTCGTGCCCGCGCCGCCGAAGCCGGCTTTGACCCAGACGTTCGCGGCAGCCTGTCCGCCCTTGCGACCGCAGCCGGCACAGACCTCGGCCAGACCAGCCGCGCCCTCCAAGGAAAGATCATCCCCAGCGTTGAGACCCTGCGGGCGTTCGCAGGCCCACTGGGTACCGAGATGACCGAGATGCTCATTCGCTCAGGCAGGCTGGAGCCAGACGACCTCCCCCGGGGAACCGTCGTGATCAGTGAAACCGCCGACGTGGCCGCGATTGCCGAGCAGTACGGCGTCCCAGCCGAGCAGCGGGACCTTTTCGGCCGGCTCGTCGAGGCCGTAGCGCAGCAGCTCGCAACAACCCCGAACCCGACTGGCGAGTAGCGTT